AAGCTTATTAGTGAGTATAATATTATCGCCCGCCTTGAGAGGCACATTGGTCATGTTAAGATTAATTGTGAGTATACCGGCTACTCAATTCTCACACTTACAGTGGAGTTCGTGCCAAAGGTGGTCAATAATCCCGAGGAGGAGCAGTCTGTAGATCTCCCTACAGTCGATGATGAGGAGCGTGAGACCATGGATGATCGTATCCTCCGTAAGGAGACTTCCTGGTAAAGTAATAATGTCAACACCCCAACATTGCAACGCATGTAGCGTATATATTTATGATGTCCTGAACTGCGATCTTTCAAGTCAGGACATTTATTACGGTTTTTACAATTTCAAGGCTGTAAAAAGAATTCTACCAGAATTGGTCCGAGAGTTTCAGAGGATCGCATCCGATCATCATTACGAGGTATTTGATACACCCGATCCCCGTCGGTCAATGTTCATTGTCACTCGGTTGACTGAGGAAGGGCTTGTGAAGAGAACAGGAATGACCTTTCATGGAACTCTTTCAAGAGGCAAGCCACATCAGATGGCGTTTCATTGGGTGAATCAGTATTTTCGAAGATTGTCGGGTCTACAGATGATTCATTATGAACATTCGGGTGGTATTGTTGAAGCTCCACTGCCGAAACTTGACCTAAAAACTCTTTTGAGATATTTAGATGCAGGTCACATCTCTCCAGAGAAAATGGAAATGTATCTTAATGAGTATGATGTATATAGTAAAGATGGATAACGCATCGACCAAAAATCTATACATGGTGCTGGAAGTCAAAATCATTGAGCTTGAGGAGCGTATTGAAGTATTAGAGGCAGAGGTTGCACGACTCAAGTTTCTCGCACTTCCGAAGGATATGAGCCTGAAAGACCAATACAAGGCCTTGGAGGAGCACAAGAATACACCCATGACGTATTCAGAGATGCGCGAACGTTTCGGTTAAAGACAAGTCGGCTTAAATAAGTAATGTTCCTGCGACCTGTATATCTACAGCAACCGCCCGCATGGTTTTATCCACGCATCTTAGTTGGAGCAGGTGAAATGCTCTCACAGGGTTTTTCACGTAAATATGGAATTACCCATGTCATCAACTGTGCATTTCCCGAGGATTCTCCGGTTTGGTTCAGGCGTGCATTTCCGGATCGGTATGTATGTCTGAGTGCACATGACACACTACAGTCTAACATTTTGGATTGGTATCCTAAATTTGAAGAGACATTAACGGCCTTTTTGCGTGCTCCTGGTTCGGGAACTGTTTTTGTCCATTGCCAATGTGGAATTAATCGTTCTGCTTTCTTGGCGCTGACCTATAGCACGACACATTTCAATATGCCGTATGAATCTACCTTCGTAGCACTCAAACGCCAGCGACCGTGCATGTTGACAAATCCGGTCTTCAGGAAGCAGACTGAAGAGTTTGTAAATGGACGTGTTCCGAATTCGCAAGACCCGGGACGTGGGGACGAGCGGATCATCAATGGGGACACTGGACTCTGTGCACCAGGAGCAGGTCCAGGGTTTGCGGGATTCGGGTGCTAAACAAGAGGAACTAAAAACCCGGATCGCTGAACTTCAGGGTCAACGTGAAACACTAAGTGCCTCGAATGAGATCACAGATATTGTGAGGTGTTCGCACGTGGATTCGCAGATTCGCGAGATAGAACAGGAACTTGCTCAGTCCAATCCGGTGGAGGAGTACTACATGAAAAACATGGATATCTTACTTGACTATTATGGAAAACAGGATGCAACTTCAGCTCCATCCGCTCCACTCCTCAAAGATGCCAATACGTTCCTTAAATTCTTTGTCGCAAATGTGCCCATGACGGATACTGGATTATCGAAGAAGCAGATGTTTGACGAGTATGTCACCCGTATGAAGCTGACGAACGGTCCGGAAGCTACTCAGTTGCTCACGGAACATTGTGTTGCTTGCAACACGGCGCGGGAAGAGATCAGCTCGGAAGGCATTCTTGTGTGCCCGAGTTGCGGGTCGGAGGAGTATGCGTTGGTTGTGTCGGATTTCCCAAGTTTCCGCGATCCACCCAAAGAGCGGAACAACTACGCCTATAAGAAGATTAACCATCTCAATGAGATCCTTAATCAATTCCAAGCGAAGGAATCGACCATTATTCCCGAAGAGGTTATGAATGAGGTGATTCTTGAGATCAAGAAGCGTCGCATTGATAATATTGCTGATCTATCGGAAGAGGACATTCGTCAGATTCTGAAGAAGCTGGGGCGATCCAAATACTACGAGCACCGTGCTCACATCCTGAGCCGGTTGAATGGGAATCCGCCTCCGACCATCACCCCTGAAATTGAGGAAAAGGTCCGGGCAATGTTCCAGGAGATTCAGGCACCGTTCTTGCTCTACTGTCCCAACGACCGCACGAACTTCCTGTCGTATTCCTACATCCTCTACAAGTTCTTTGAGTTGCTGGATCTGGATGAGTATAAGGTTTTCTTTCCGTTGCTGAAGTCCCGTGACCGCCTGATCGCCCACGATCAGATCTGGAAGAAGATCTGCGACTACCTAAACTGGGAATTTATTCAGAGCGTGTAGTAATGGAGGAGATCCCCTACACGAGTCTCGTTCCGGGACTGAAATATACGATTCTCAGTGAGTATGAAGACGGTGACCTGGGATACGACGTCGACGCACCCTACACGGGTGTCTTTGTGTCCCGAAGGGGACTATACACTACGTTCAGGGACGTTAAGAGTAGCAACGGGGAGGACCAGCCAGGTGGGTTGGAGTTTGGACGGGAGCATTACTACGTTCAGGACGCAATACAAAGGGGTCGTGACCTCACAGCTGTTAAGCGACTGGGAACATCTAAGAATCTTCCCGAGGATGTAGAGTCTGTGATAGGATCATTCATCACCAATAAGAAGGGATCAACCAATGCACAGATGGATAAACTGAAGCAAGACAGCGGTATATCATTGGCACCCCGGGCTGGACGTCGCAAGACCAAGGTGACAACTAAAAAAGAAGCTAAAAAGACATGTTCTCCTGGTTATGAGGTCTACAACTTCCGTAAGACTCGGAAGGGTGTATTCTATGATTGTGCACCGAGGCGTAAAACTCGTCGGTCTACTCGCGGTCACTAGGCAGACTCATCAGACCATACAACACACCAAAAAACACAAGGGTATGAAGCATGAACCCAAACGCCGTAGGGCACCCGTTAACTGCGACACCCGCGATCAACGAGTTCACGAAGCGAAAGGTAACCGGATTTGCCACAAGGAAAAAGGCAAGAGTGGAATACAACGAATACTTAAACTTCAATCCTTCAGACTTGACGGCCATTTATCTTTTATTGAGGAGTTAAGAAACTGGCTCGAGCTTAACATCTGCGATTGTTGTCACTACTACTGGTTTAACTTCAGGATCGGTCAATGGAATCACTTCAAGAGTCTTTTCAATTTCTATCATGGAAGATTTTACGCGAATCATATCTTTTTCACACTCTTCCCACTTACCCCAGCCATACGAAATGATCTGACTGTGCTGATTGTGATAATAGAATGTCAAGAATGGTTGACCTAAGCAGGTAGTTCCCATACTAACATTTGCAAGGGATGGAATGTGAATAACTTGTTGATGAATACGAACAAAGCGAGGCATTTTAACTATGACTACGATTTGTTTGACTGTATGTAATCCATTTTAGAATATTTCAAAAGAAGTGACCACTGCTACCTTACCTTGAAATATTCTAAAATGGATTACATACAGTCAAACAAATCGATTTTAGAATATTTCAAAAGAAGTGACCACTGCTACCTTACCTTGCTTACCATTTATAGACCATGTATCCCAGTTATGAATGTGTAGAACTTCATTACCACCAATCTTGTGAAAGGCAACCTCTGCGTGTTCAGGACAGGAAGTGTAGACAATCCATGGTCCATCCTCTTCAATGTACGGAAACTCATTAAGAATATCCAGTGACCAATGGTTTCCAACTTCTGTAATTGTTCCTGACTCTGTATACCTAAATCTTCTTTCACGAGTTACAAAACCAAGCACTTCATCACTAGGATTATCAATTAGTTCCTCTTGAAGTTCGTTATTAGACCCGGAATAGGGTAAAATCGTAAACCCAAGATCATTACCTCTGCAAATTAGTTTAGCCATCTAGTATACATATTAAAAAACGG